CTTCGTCTTTTGATTCGTCAACTTCTTCGTCTTTTGATTCGTCAACTTCTTCTTCTTTGGACTCGTCAACTTCTTCGTCTTTAGACTCATTTTTAGCATCAATATGTGCTTGTAATCCTGCAGGCAATTTGCCTTCTTCTACTTGCTCGTCATCTTCATCAATGTCTTCTTGGTTTTCAAGAATCATATCCTGATATTTTCTAAGCATATCAGCGGATGTTTTATGAGCATTATCAAATTTTGGTGTATTCATGGTGGCTCCTTACTATTATTTTATTTATCATTAATTAGCTTTTTAGTTAGCTCGTTGATTAGGGAATTTCTATCACTAATAACATAATCAATGTCTGTGACGTCATTTGCACTATATCCTGTGTTTTTTTGGTCATTTTGGTCTAATCGCATCTTTTTAATTTGTAATTCTATTGCTCGTAATTTTCTATCTGCTTTGGCATTTTTTGCTTCTATTGCATTTTTTAACATAGTTTGTGCCGCATTAAAAACATTTCCTGCATTCCTGTCTTCTACATTAAATCCTAGATCCATTAGATCCTCAAATGCTTTTTCGGCTTTCTCGGCATACCGATCCATATCTCTGTCACTTGTGTTTATATCTTTTACTTCTGGTAATGCATTATCAATTTTTTCTGCCAACGATAATGCTTCTTTTGTTTGAATTAAATCAAGAGGGGGTGCTATTTCTCCCGAAGGATCGCGTACTTCGTTTAATTGATCCTCAGGACTAATATCACTAATATCGGGTAAATTAAATGTTTCTTCAAGTTTCTTAGTCATAATAGTTCTTTATACTTATTAAAAAATCGTTCGCCCAATTCATGTTGTTTTTCTGCACTAGGATGTTCGCCATCTATACCTTTAATATCTCTATTAAATTTTCCTACATAATGGTTCATGTGATCTACAGAGTTATGTATTCTCGGATCAATTGTACTAAACAAAAAAGGAACTTTATGCAAACTACATAAAGCATTTATCAATGTATAATTTTTATGAAAATTATACATTGCAATACCATCATTCATAACATCAATAAAAACATCATCATGTCCGGGTATTACATTTGTTACTTTACGTGCTTCATGTGAAACCCATTCCATTCTGTTTCTATATGTAAATAAAAAACAATATAAATCTGGTTTTAAATTTTCAATAGTTTTAAAAACCATTCTAGCACAATAATCATTACTATGTCCTTCTAATGCTAAATTATAATTTCGTACTTTTAAGTTTGTAGTTTCTTGTACTTTTTTACAAAATACATCTGTCCATCTATCTTCAACATGAGCTCCTGCACCATATGTAAAACTACATCCCAATGAAACTATAACTAAATCATTATCTGTTTTTTCTACAATGTCTTCACATCTAAAACCATAATTATTATGATCTGCTCGAAATTCTGTTTCTTTGCCTTCGTGATTATATTTTTTAACTATTGCTATATTAGGAGGAAGTCGTGTTTCTATACCTTTTTCATGACCCATATCTTCTGGTTTTTGAAGTCGGGGATCCCAAGGATCAAAATCTACTTGCTCACTTATTAAGGTTCGTTTTATTGTTGCTTTGATTAAGTCTTCTATATTGTCGTCTACGTCTTTGGTGGAATTCCAAATTTGTTTAACTTTGTCTGTCCAATTAGGCATGTTAGGGTTTATTATTAGGGTTTGTGAAATATTTCGTTTTCGGTTACTATTCTAAATTTAATTCCTCGGCGCTTGCACCATTCTTGTGCGGCAGTCCATTTTGCTTTATTTAATATAACTGCGGCCTGGTCTCTTCTGCTTTTAGATTCAGTAAGACCTGCTTGCTTGCTAGGTTTAACTTCAACAAGTTCTATATGTTTTTTACCAATTTTATCTGCATAAGATAATAAAAAATCTGGTATATATTTTGACAATTTTCCTGTAAAAGGGTTGCGGTAAGGTATTGAATGGCTTTCTGATGCCCAACATTCTACATTTGGATGATTGTCACACAATTTCATAAATGCCAATTCCCACCCTGACCTGTAAATAGGAACATGTTTACCTCTGTATTTATTAGGATTTTTTGGTTGGAAATATCCTTGTTTATATTTTACTTTCCGCCCTGCCATTAATCTACCTGTTCTTTTAACATTTCTGTGGTAGGTTTATTTGAGGTAATTCCCAATTTATTGTTCGATGGTCTAGTAAAATTTAATCGTTTTAATATGTCATTGGTTAGGGTTAATTTTCCACTTACCACAGCAGGTAGTATTTTATCATATCCTTCGTTATACCATTTAGCTAATGCTAGTATTTCATATGCAAAAACCTCGGCCGATAATTTACTTACATTTTTTGATAAAAGCTCACCATAAATTAAATCATATTCTTGTGGATTAAATTGAAAATAAGGTGTGAAAGCATTACCTAATAATTGTTGATCAAAATATTCTTTTACTACTCCTAACCTACGACGTAATTCTATAGCACCTTGGACACCAAGTGAACTATTTTTGTCAGATGTGGTTGATGTAGCCAATGATACAGATACTGCTGTACTATTAACTGAAGATGATCCATATGCCATTATTTAATTCCTTACGTTAAATCGGGGATGAACTTGCTCCCATCCTTCTTGGTCTCTGCTCCTTTAGGTGGGCCATCTTGTGATCCCCAAGAATCATACCATTCACCTGCGGCATCTGCACCTCGTGAAATCCAATCTGGTCCTCCGTCTGGTACTTTATCCTGCGATGCATGTTGAACACCTTCATATGCAAATTGTACTGACCACGAAATCGGTTGGGCAGAGCTATAATCTAAATTATCGTGTTGGATACTTGTTATAGTCGGATTATAAAGTATTATAGGTGCTTTTATTGGTGCTTCTCTACCTCCAGCCATTCTATTAATAATAATTTTACTAAAAAAATATTTTTCAAAATTAACCCTAGGTTCCCCGGTATTACTTGCGTCAGGCGCCGGAACTTCAAACTTAGTTTTTGTTTTTACGTCCTCTGTAAGTGGTGCTTGGTAACCAAATTTATCTATATTAGGATTCTCATCTACTACATCTGACACCCAGCCTCCGGCACGGAAACCCTCGTCGGTTCCTCTACCATCTTTATAATACCATTTAAAATATTCGTCCATTACATTTTGAAATTTATTATCTCTAGTATCATAAAATCTAATAGTAATAGGATTCCATTCTACCTTGGTTTGAATAATTCGTTTTCTATTATATTGGTTTAATGTTTGTGTATTGAATACAAAACTAGGTAAATCACAGGATTGAACTATTGTAGATAAGCCTTTAAGCATTTCACGCCAAGGTTTAGACTTAGCGCCTTGTAGTGTAGTTAAAAATTCTACAACAAACGCATGTTTTGCTCTAGGAATTCCATTGAGTTGTCTACCATACTCAGTAATTGTGCCAAAGGAATGATCGGCATAATTACGGAGTATTTTACCAAAATATGCCATTATGCTAACCTATTGTGATTATGTGCCAGCTTAAAGGGCGGTTTTATAATCTGCTACCCCAGAGCCTAATGCTTGGCCTGCTATTGCAGTTTTACCAGTATGATCCATATGAATTGCATTATCATATCGTATAGTCATATTAATTGTCATTGCATCACTTGTTGCATAACTTGATTCATTGTATGCAGTTGAAGTAATCCAACAACCTCCCAATGACCAGCTATCTAATAATTCCGGTCCACTGCCTTCATCATTGTTACCATCCAATGTATCAATTACAGTAGAAAATTTGTATTGGGCACCGGCTATAGGTGCAGATTGGTTATGATGGTCAATCTGATTTTGCATTTGTTGGTCGACTGCTATTATTACATTATTGCTTATATCATCTCTAACTACAAGGGAAACTGGTTCCCATGTGTGTTTTCCTGCCAAATAAATTCGAGAATTATAAACGTCTAATGTTACCTCTTCATGTGTCAATGTAGGTCTAGTTACACTAACAACTTGGTGTGTTACTGTATCTGACTTTGCTACTCCGCCAAGTTGTTTAAATGTTACCCTAAATCTATATTGTAATTTAGGCATTAATAAAGGAGTAGTCGAACCACTTACTGGTACTCCAAATTTTGATAAATTCGCCATTTAAATTATCTCCTATGCCGTTTTATTATATGTATTTATAAGATTTGTCAGAAATTTTGACCATGGAAAAAGGCAGTAACAAAATGCTACTGCCTTAGGTTTAAGAACTTACAATGTGCCAGTATTTACAATTCTAACAGGAATATAAATAAATTCTGCGGCTTTTGTTGGTTCAACAGCAACATCAATCCACATTTCATTTTTATCAATTCTAGCCACTGTATTATTGGTTCCGTCGCAAACAACAGCAAAATCATATAAACCACGTTTTGCCATTATGTCTCCCAAGAACCGTTCAACTGAATCTTGCGCTGACGCTCTAGTTGCTTCATCATTTGGTTCAAAAGCAAACGGTCTAGCAAGAGGATCCAATCCATCTCTTATATATGCTACTAGTCTTGCAACATTAATTCTATCCAATGCACTTGACGCCGCATACAAAGTTTTTTGTCCATATACAAATAATCCTTGTCCTGGGAAATTTGTAATAGGATTAACTTTTGCTGTATATAAGGTATCACGTTGACCTTGGTTAAGTGCTGTGGCAACAAATTCGCCTTCACTATCTATGTAACCTACATTAGTTGCATTAGTTACTCCACCTCTTGTTAATCCTGCAGGAGCAAACCAAGGATAAGCAACAGAATCATTATATGCAAAGGTTCTTAATGTCATATGTGATGCCGGAACCACAACTGATGTACCATCGGTATTTGTTGCTAAACCACTCGGATAATAAACTGCCGCTTGGGATGAAGATGTTATTAATCCATCTTCGCCATTCTCTGTAGCATTTGCCCCGGATTGCCATGCTGTAACAGCATTTGGTGCGAGTCTTAATGGAGTATCTAAAATACAGAATCCAGTTTCTTTTCTATCTACATTTAATGCCAACAATTCATCCGAACATTCTGGGTAACCTGGAGCAGAAAGTAATGTAAGTACTGTACTATCTCCACGTAAATCGTCATTTGTGGTAATTGCCGCTTGCATTGCTTTGACAATAGTTGCTCTTTGTGATTTTCTTCCAAAATATCCTGCGCCACTAGCCTTATTACCGGCCGCTGTACGCCACTTATGAGTTGTTGTTTCTGCCGATACATATTTTCTTACTTGATAAGAGGAATGTGGCATATTAACACAGAAAATACCTTCTGGATATAACGCACCATTTGGAGCATTTGCTAATCTTGTAGCACCACTATTATAAGAAGTATCTGCCGCAGTTGCAGTTAAATCTGCAAACACAACTCCGTTGGCAGTTGATTGATCTGTATTATCTCTTGCAATCCACAATGAAGTTACACTATTGTAAACTTTAGTTAATGGATAATTTTCTAAATCATTTGTATCAATCCATACATCATTATTAGATGGTGCACTTGGTGCAACTGTTCCATACGCTGATATTGCTTGTGGTATCCACACTCCTGATGTATTAATATACATATCTAATGCTAGTGAAGTATCATACCAATATGTTCCATCTGTTACTGCGCCTGAAATTTCTGTAGCACTTGCTTCCATTTCGTTTGCCGCGGCATTTGTTGATGTTGCTGGTGCTAAATCAGCCGCCACTTGAGATGTTCCGTCAAATCTTTGAATAATAGTTGAAAAAACATCTCCTGTTAAATCATGTGATGCATAAAGTGAATTTATTGGTGGATTAACCCCACCTGTTGCTACTATTGTTGGATTTGAAGTATAACTTCCGCCTACTGCTGTAACAACAACATCTGTTACTACTCCGCCTGTTAATACTCCTGTGACTGTAGCCGCTGAACCACCACCACCTGTTACAGTAAGAGTTGGTGCTACAGTATAACCTGAACCACCATCTAAAATTACAAGTGATGTAGATGAAGTCGATGCCGCACCTGCATAAAGTTTATTTGTATCCAAAGATGTAACAATAATATCAGCAGGACGACCTGAATCAAAGTTACCTGGCTGTGCCGCTTCGGCATCAGTTGCATAAAACTTAACAATTTTAGTATCAAATGAGGTAGTCGAAGAATTATAACTCTTAACAACAAGATTTGTTCCTTGTCCATCTGAAGATGTTTTTAACCAAACATCTTTGTCTACCGGACTTGATGGTTGTGAACTAGAAGGTCCTACTGTTACTGTTGTTGCGGTTAAGTTGGCCGCATTTGCGGTACTTACTGCCTCCCATGCTGATCCATCCCATTCGTAAATTTGTGCCGCCGCAGTACTTGTTCCTAATGCTTTGCTTGTAGCATTTACAATTGAAATTCTAAAATCGCCTGTTGCCGCTCCATTGGCTGCCGCTGTAGGTGCATTGGCTGTCATTTGTGCCGCAGTAAATGGAGTTACTGTTTGCTTAACCCATGCCGCTTGGGCAGTTGAATATTGAAATACACCGTAAACAGAATTAGCAGTATCCCACCATAAGGCGCCATTTGCAGAAGGTCCTGTGGGCTCTGCAGTTGCTGGTAATAATTCTGTTGTGTTTACATCTGCTCTTACAATATATGCTCGATTTGCCGCACCTAAATAACTATAAGCCGCAAGTAAACCATACTCATTTACTTCATCGCCATTTGATGCTGTGCCTGATACCGTTCTAAAATACGGTGTTCCGAAAGTTTGAACAAGTTCTCGTTGACTTGTGATTAGTTGTGGTTTTCCTGCCATGGACAAAATGGTTCCTGATGCATATCCTGATCCACTTACATGTGCTTTATCTTGTCCCGAAGCACATACGATTAAAGGAACAGTTCCTGCACCAGCAGATCCGTAAAAACTCTCGTCTATAACCGAAACCGCAACACCTGGTGATACTAAAGTTGCCATATTAAATCCTCACTATTAATGACTAAATTCATTGTTTAAATTATTTATCGTGAGATTAGCAAAACCAGGTGGTTATGCGGGGACTGTCATTAAGTTAAAAGACACCGATCTACGAACGTCAGGACCATAATATGGGTATATAGTATGGAATAACCAAGCAGGCCATATGTAAATATGGCCAATTTCTGGTGTTACTAAAAAGGTATTAGTAGAAATTAATCTAGAAGGTATTATCATAGGATTGTATGTAAATTCAATACAACCATTTACATTTGATACTAAAACGCCGTCTATTTTTCCTCCGGTAGGAACTTCATCATCATATTCTTTTTTTAATCCTTTTGGCACTTTTAAATATAAAACACCAGATAAAATATGATTGTCACCATGTTCGTGTGCCTGATAATAATCTTTATCACGAAATTCTGAAAACCACATTTTTGAAATTGTTAATTTATGATCCTTATCTATTATTGATTTTTTACAAGAATTCTCAAATGCTCTAATATAATCATATGCCATTTTATATATTTGTTCTTGTAAATTATGTATAGGATGATCTATACTAATAGCATAATTACGTGTACCTTCCGGTACCAACCCATCACACATTTTATTAGATTCATCTATTAACGATTGATCTATAACATCGTGCAATAATGCTGGAGGTTGAAAAGGGTATATAAATTCCATTATATCTCCGGAAATAAACATTCATGGATAAATTTGCGAACAGTTTCATTGTCATCGCAAAAGTTACCCATTACTTTTGGTGTATGTGGATTTTGTTTTTGATTATGGCAATACCAATTTTGATTTTTAAGTGTAAATCCGTGACCATATTTAAATTCATGTGCATTACATTTATCTAATTCAGTAAGATAATATTCTAAATTTTCTACTGCTAAATCACAAAAGTTTATATAGTCTTGGGGTTCCTTGCTTCTACTTACTGCAATCATGCTAGGGCTGAATATATTTTGGGCCCATTCCGGCAATTCTCGTGTGCTGGTCCAATTATAAGGCTTTACTTTTTCGGCAAACCATTGCATCATAGGATGATTGTCATCTCCTGCTTTACTAAAGTCATGAAATGCACCACTAACAATATTTTTGCCAGCAATAACATCTACACCATATATAGGAGCAGGATTATAAATGCGAGGGAAGATACACAAATGAAACATGTATAACTTGTCTGTTTCTACTGCATCTAAGTGGGCTCTACGATAAAATTTAGATTCAAATACATAATTGCGCCAAGGCCATTCGTGGTGATCTGGTACAGGTGTGCCTGTATCTGATAACTGTTTAAGCAGACTTGTTTCACATTTTTTCAGGGTTTGGAAAATGTCTTGCATGTAATTCTTGAAATAATCTTGTAGCATAATCAAATACTACTTTTGCTTCGTCTGCCATACTATCATCTAATCGACTGTATATAGATTCAGCAAGTACTTTAGGCTCGTCAAACTCATAATATTTGCCGCAGCCTGGAACTTTTCTTGCTATCATTTGCCCTCCACGTAAATCACCTAAATAGCGAACATAAATGTGGGCCAAGTATTGTGTATCTGTATGTATGTGTTCTTTAACATATTGCACATATTCGTTTGTACTAGGTTCTAATTCATAGCACAACATGGGCATAGGGCCCATTAGTTTTAATTCTTCAATATCTGTATCTATTGCTTTTGCTCGTGCTAATCGATTATCCGGTAAATTATAATATGTGTTTTCTAATGCATTGTATATAGAATATTGGTTAATTAAGTAATGAAAATATACATAATTTTCTATATTACCGCTCATCATTAGATTTGCAAAATCTTGTTCTTCGGCAAATTTATGTTCTTTTAGTGTTAATTCTTTTAAACTCATACGATATTATAATTTAATGATTGATCGTTTATATGAAACCATCCTGTTATAATGTACTTATCGGTACTATAATTAGGATTTCCTCTGTGAACGTGTGTCCATCCAGCAGGCCATATTATCAATTTACCTGCTTCGGGTTTACAACGAACTCCTTGTTGAAAAAATTCAGTTTCTCCTTCACCCTCAGGCAAAGTATTTAGATATAACTGATACACAAGCATTCTTGAATTATTTTCTTTACTCCATTCAGAATGCCATGTATGAAAACCACCGCCTGCCTTTACACATTGTACTTTCATGTCATTGCAAGTAAGAGGCATTGAACATCCTACTCTAAATTTTGTTTTATATATTTTAACAGCGGTTGTTAATCGTTCAAAAAAAAAGGCCGGTTCGTTTGTTGTATGCACTAGGTGCTTAAAATCTAAACCCCTAACAATATGATTTAACCATACATGCTTACCTTTAGATCTAAAAAATTGGGCATCTGTAGTTGGTTTATCTCCGCCTGGGCCCGACCCAGATATATCCGAAAATCCTTCTTTATCTAATACGTTAAATTTATCTATAATTGTCTGACAGTAATCTTTATCAAAATAATCTGGATATTCTAAAATAAATGTTTCATTGTTTCCGTCGTTCGAAACAGTGGTTTCCATTTCATAGCTATCTTCTATAATTTCTAATTCGGTATTTTGGTTTTCCATTTTAACCTATAACGAAACTTAGAGGATCACCGCCATCAACATAAGTATTGAGATCATTCTCTAGTTTTTCTTGATTGGAGGTAGCATCTGCTCTTAATGTGTCTGCATTAAGTGTTGTGCCGCCTTGAGGGCCTGCAATGGTTGCAAATTTACCTCGTGCTTCAGCTAACATCAATTTAGCCTCGCAAATTGACCAGTCTCTTATCCATGTACTTGAATATGTATCAGTTATAAGAGTTATATCGGGTTTATAATTATAGCAATGAACAAATACATCATCATCTGACTTAACTTTTCTTTGAACAAACAATGTATTATTCCATGGCTTCCATGTAAATAAATATTCAGATCCAAACATTTTTCCTAAATGTTCACGCATTTCATGGTATGCTTCAAACGTTGCTAGTCCTCCTGGTTTACCCGAATGCAACATATATGTATTAAGATATGCCGCTTCAAATGGTTCTATATCTGCGCCTTGACCTGAACCAAACGACCCAGTTTGTCGTCTATAAATGTCCTTAACTTCTATTACTTCTGTAGGAAGAATATATTCTTGTTGTTCTAATTTAAGTGTAATTGCAACAAAAGATTCTTCAGTAGAACGAGAACTACGCTGGCGATACTTATCTAGGGCTTTATTTACTGCTAGATCATAATGCTCTGGATCTAGCTCTACATCTATCATCCCTCCTCCGAGGGATAATTCTATTTCTTTGGAAAGTTCTTGTCGGGTCTTTGCCATAATTCTAGTCTCCGTATAGTATTTATTCGGAGACCGAAGTGTTACTTAAAGACTTGCAGGATAACTGTATCATCCGAAAAGCGGCCAGTAAGTTTAGTTTCAGTGGTTTTAACATCTGATTCAAACCATTTACCAAACTTATGTCTAGTAGCCTTTTTAGCAAAGCTCAGTTGCTCCTTGGGCTTCCGGAGAGTCTTTTTAGTTGAATTTTTATCGCTATAATTAAGTAAGGACGTACCTTTAACCTTAAATCCGCGATCATCATCGGCTACATAAACACCAAGTTTACGATACTTACACTGATAAACAATTGCCATAGTAGCACCAACGATATTAACAGGATTAATACTAGTAATTCCCAATCCAGCATCTGTTTGTTTAAATTTGAGTTTAGCAATTTGTTTATCTACACTTACAGGTTTCTTTTTACGTTGCTTACGTGTTGCTATTGATTCTCCAATGATTACATCACATGCATCTATGAACCTATTTGTAAGTTCGATTAACCCTTCCATTCGTTTATTTTTAAGCAAATGCGAATAACCTTCTTTAAGATCTTCGTCTATGCCTTTAAGAGCTTCGTTATATTCTATAAGCTCTGTCTCCCAATCTTTTTTAATACGTCGTGCATGAGCTTGAGTACAATTACAACTCTGTAAATATCCATAAGGATCAATAATAACAGGATTAAACAAGTTTGGACTACCTACATATGTATCAACCCATTGAACAAATTGACTGTCCATTTCGTCTGATTGGTCTTTTATCCTATCTTGAATACTCGGACCTTGGGCTCGTTGTTCTTGTTTTACGGAAGTTGTTTCTTTTTTAATACTACCTTGCTTGCAAAGATATTCAATATGCTGGTCAATCCTATCGTCAATGTCCATTTCTACATCAAATATTGCACCTCTAGTTTTCATTCGTGCTAACCATCCATATGTAGAAGTAACAAACACATCAGGACATGCCCTAACTTGTTTTGCGTCATTTTTACGCCCTTCGGCAACTAGAAAATCAGCAATAAATGTCTTAGCATCTTTGACATTTTTATGGTAACGGTAATAATTAAACCCGTTTTGGATTTCATCTCTAGTAAGTACCTTACCAACGAATTCCTGTTCAGACCCTGTGTATTTTTCTTCAGTTTCTAATTGGGTTATCCTGCGTTTTTTCTTCGGTACTTTTTTGAGCAAATTACTTTTCGTAGCCATGTTGTCTCCTTTTCTATTTATTAAATCTACGGGAAGATCCCTTCCAACCATTATGATCGCCATTTCGTTGTCCTTTATAAGAATGACAAGATTGGCAAAGTTCATCTAGATTAGAAAGATCATTGTGATTAGGATTACCATCGATGTGATCAATTTGTGTTCTGCCTTTATAGTCCTTTGGCATATTAACAAAATCAGACCAACAATTAAATCCTAAGTGGCCATCTTTATTATTACAAGTACCATCATTAAATGGTGTGACTCCTTTTGCATGAGAATGTTTACCATAATTTGCGGCCTGACAATGTCCGCATACAGGCCTCCATCTAGGTGCTTCGTCTGTAATCTTTCCTGTCATACATGCTACAGGTTTGTTGCATCCATGACTACAACATATAGGTCTTCCGGGTACTTTAATAGACATAGGAATTAGGATTTAAAGGTTCCTGAAGGAAGAGTGTAATTGCAATTACATATCTTATTCTCACATTTTACAAATACACGAGAATCGGATCCATCCCAACCAACTTGGGTTTTTCCGGTAAGTTTGAGAGTCTTTTGACCGCAAATTTGACATTTGTACATATTAGACTCTAGCAAGTTGCAATGCTTGTCCAAGAACTGCACGGGCATCAAAACCGTCTGGTGCTCCGTCTTCTTCTGGAAAATCAATGCTTGAAGATGTTGCTAATGTATTTTTTCTAAATGGCTTAATGAACCTTGCAAGTCCTGCAACGTCATTAAGTTCAAAAGTGTCTGCATCCATCATACCATCCTCTCTATCTGTATTTTCAGCATGGATTTCAAATTTACCGTTTACTATTCCTACAAATAAAAAAATTTGTGAGCCAATCATAAGTTCTCCTTTAGTTAGTTTTCCAAAAACAGTTGTCGCCTTGTACCATTACCCAGTTATCGTATTCGGTTGCTTTGTTAAGTTCACTATGTTTAAAACGTTTAATATCACCGTTATTGTAATAAACTAAAAGGACCTCTCCTGTTGGTTGCATATAGGCTCCAACTTGTCCGACTAGTTTGCCTTTGTTACCTTTTACTGTTACAAAATCGTTTAAGCCAAATCGTTTCATCATGTCTCCTAGTTCCAAAGTATTTCATTTGATTTAAGAAATCCTACAATATATACACACTTCCGGAAATCAGCGGTTGTGTTATCATATAACCAAGTCATTGCCTTTTTGGCGTTATCAGTACCGTAATCTTGTGCTAGTTCGTTAAATTCCTGCCTGGTCATTGTGTTTCCTATCAAAAGTTAACTTAATTACTATACATATATTATACTATCTACAGATCTAATGTCAACCATTTTCTGCATAAATATTATATTATAAGGAGAATAATTAATGGAAACATTATTAGCATTATTTGGAGCCAAATGGTGTTGTGTCTTTGCATCTACATGCGGAGGATTAGCAAATGGACTTGTTCACACATGGTTGGGTTGGTTAAAAGAAGCAAAAAATCTTGCAGTTGCCGCAATAGTTGGGTGGTTTGCCGCTGAATTTTTTATACCAGCATTAATGGAACAATTTGAATTTGGAGTATATACTGCTCTTGCAATTGCATTTATGATTGGGTATAGCGGTATTAGATTATTACCTAAACTTGAACAGAATTTATTTAAAAAGATCGATAAACTAGGCGGTCCGACAGAAGAGAAAGAAAAAGACTAAACAATTTTAACGTTTCCGTTAAATTCTTCTTTATTATATGTAAAATAAACCACAGTAAATCTATGACTAGGGTTAGAATGATAGAGGCATTGATGCCACCAATTTCCAGGAAATATAACAAGACGATTTTGTTTATATTCGATAATTTGTTCTTTGCCATCGTCAGATTTAATTAGTGTACCTCCTTCATATTTGGGATCCCAATTGGTAGGATAAAACATAAAACTTAAATCATCTGAAATATCGGTATCATAATGTAACGGACCAGTTGATCCATATGGAGACAAATGTACATGTCTTTGTCTTATAAATATATTTTTATTAATTATATTACCTGCATCTAAGAATGTGTTAAACATAAATTCATAAGGAGGGCTATCGAATTGTTCTGGCCCCGAATCACTTATCATTTGCGGTATGTCAGTATAGTGCTCAGTAGTGCTTGTGTTTGTATGCCCAAAGGCAAGCACGTTATAATACTGAAATTTTAATGAATGATTTATATAATTAAGAAATTGTTCGTCAAATATATTATCTATTACTTTTATCATTGTTATCTCCAGGAACCTAATCTACCGCCGTATAAATAAACATCTTCATGACCTTTGCTAAAGATATCTTTGATAACTTTCAATGCTTCTTTTTTGTTGTTTGTTTTAAAAACTATTTTTTGACCTAGTTTAATTGTATATACCATAATTTTTGGAGCGAGTGACAGGAATCGAACCAGTGTCATTAGCTTGGAAGGCTAAGGTAATACCATTATACGACACTCGCATGGTGGAGGCGACTGGGATCGAACCAGCTACCTTATCCGTGCAAGGGATATGCTCTACCAACTGAGCTACGCCCCCACAATTATTAATCCTGCTATCCAGCCAATAGTGCCCCATTGGAGGTCTTTTAAAGAAAAACTATGATTATAACTTTTCCAATCCCAAAGTTCTTTTGCTATTGTAATCATCAATCCTGATATTAATAAAGGTTGCCAAAATACTGCAAGTGTAGTAATACTAAAGGCCCAAAAAAAATGTAATTGTTCTTCTTGATACTTATAAAGCCATTTTTCTAATTTTTCTAAGAATCCTGTTTGCATCCATGTGTCTCGTATCTTGTTTGTTTCCATGTATGCGTTTCTTTGTTATAAGAAAACCATTTCTGATTTCCGTGGGTATCACAAAATTGTGCATACACATTATCATTCATGCCATATATTCCTGCATTACGATATCCTTTCTCTCTTGGCATTGTTTCCAAACTTTTAACCCACAATGGGGGATATCCGTCATTGTCTGGCGCACAAGAAAAAAGTAATAAACATATAATTAATGTAGCTAATATTCTCATTGTTTAATATTTAGTATAAAAAAAGACAGGGGAGTAAAGGTTGCAATCGCCCTACTCCCCCATAACACTTCTACCGCTGAGCCACTTAGTGGGGGGTGCAACCCCTAGATCATTAAATTGCTTCTTTAATGTCTATCTCAGCCCTCGATCGCCTCCTTCCCTCGAAGTGCTTAGTCTAACTCTTTTTTTAATTTACGCCTAAGTTTTCGTTTTGCTTGTTTCTTATTCTCTTTCTTTAACTTTTTAGTAAATGAGTTTTGCCTTGCAAAAGTATATCCAAAATCTGACTGGTTACTAGCAGTCATATCATTCTCCTCGAAGTGCCTGGTTTAAGTTAATGTGGGCATGTTGGGCCTGCTATAGGTTCCGCCCTTCCGCACGTTTCATCGAGAGACGTGTTTTCAGACTCAGCCAGGCTTTGCTCGGTGGTAGCATATACCATTGAGTCCCCGCTTGGTCCCTTTAAATGTCCCTATGGTAGTTCATTCGGTTTTTGTTCCCTCGCCCGCCGGTGTACCTCCATTGTGCTCACGAATGACATATTTCCCAACCTAACACGGTCACGCATTAGTCCCACAAACAAAATACTACACCCAAATCACTAATAACCATTGCCTGCCCGGCCATCAATAATGATAAATCATTAGAAGCTCCGTAATGATTACAGTTCCTCGAAAGAAGGACGATACGTCAGCGACTCTCGATTGGGTGTAGTATACCTTGGTACCACCGGCCGGACTCGAACCGGCACGCCATTACTGACAACGGATTTTAAGTCCGGTGCGTCTACCAATTCCGCCACGGTGGCTTAATTAACCCGTAACTTTTTCTTAGTGTTCTCTATAACCTTTTTTGCTCGTTCGATCTTTTTCTTAAGATCTCTATTGTCCTTGTCATTTACAAGCTCTTGCTCGTAAATTGCAAGTTGAACTTCGTCGCGCTCGATTGCGCCAAGTTGTCGTTCTCGTTTACCATGCAGTTTACTTCTCATTCGTTATCCTTAATTATTTGGAGTCGTTTTTCTATTTGTAACTGTTCATATTTTTCCATAGCAGTATCTTTAATAGCCCACGTTCTAATATTTTTCCCAATTATTTTAGGTTCACAGTTTGCTATTTGTACTTTTAATTCAGAATTTGGAAACATCCATTCTGCAGGACAATATAAAGGATCATAAAAAAATGCACTATAAATTGTTATTCCGGCTGTAAACACAGCAAATGGGATCAAAGGTATTATCATTATCAATTAGTTTAACTGTTATACATATATTATACTATCTATAGATCAAAGGTCAACCAATCTTTTGGCTGATAATATTGCATCATTTGTTCTTGCGGACTACCCATTTTGGG